TAAAGCATGGAAGATAGACTTAGGAAGAATGAGAAGAATACTACAAGGTATTTTATCAAGAATACATTGGAGTGATTCTGCAATTCTTGTTGCAATACTAACAAGAAGAGAAATACCAAACTTGCCTTTGGATTTGGCTATAAAAATTTATCCAGAATTATCTTATCTTGAAAATAAGGAGACAATAGAAGAAAAGTCATGAAAAAAAGTAGAAACTATGAATATGAAGATATGGATGAGCGAAAGCAAAAGAAAAACCATAGAAAAATGATTCAAAGAAAACAAAGACATAATAATCGCAAGAATCTGAATGAAATTGTTGATTCTTTAAATTATGGAATTGGCGATTTGGAAGAATTTAATGAATTTGAAGAGGAAGATAATTATGAGTGATCCTAGAGAATTGTCTAAAGAAGAAGTGACAAAAATACTTAGAGACAAATCTAAAGAACTTTTAAATAAAAAATATTTAAATCAAGACAGTACAGAAGATAACATAAACAATGAAAAATTAGCAAATCAATCATTTTTAGATAAAGCAAAATCTTTTGGTAAATCTATTTTATCTAGAGGTCTATCAGATAACAAATGCAAAAAAGAAACAAAAATATTAAGAGAATATAGTTGTCATGGAAATCTTGAAATAGGATTAGAGCCTTGTAAAAAGAGAGAAAAAAGTTCTAAATACGAAAATTCTTATTTTTGTTCAGCATGTGGATGTGGTGATAAAAAATCAACACAATTGGTAAATATTAAAATCGAAGGAAAAGAAGAATCATATTCTAAGCTGGACTATCCTTTTGTTTCCTGTCCTTTGACGATGCCTGGTTTTTCAAATTATATAAATTCTGACAACGAAAGAAAGAAAAAGATTGAAGATTTATTTGGATTAGAACATGTCATTAAATATAGCGAAAAAAAGGACTAAATTATGGTAAAAACATCTATGAAAATTTCAAAAACAACTTTTGATATTCTTAAAAACTTTTCTAATATAAATTCAAACATTTATGTACAAAACGGAAATGTCTTAGGAACAATTTCTCCTATTAAGACCATTCTCGCAGCAGCAGAAGTAGAAGAAACATTCGATACACCGTTTGGTATTTTTGATTTATCTAAGTTTCTTGGAACTGTGTCTCTTTTTGATGATCCAGATTTTACTTTTTATGAAAAATATGTGACAATTTCTGATGAAAATAGAAGTATTAAGTATCATTATTGTGATCCACAACTTCTAACCATTCCTACTCAAAAATTAGAAATGCCAGAGGTCAATGTTTCTTTTGAATTGACACAGAACGATCTTGGTGAAATCAGAAAAGCATCAGCAGTCCTTGGTGTGTCTGATATTACATTCAGAAAGAACAACAACGAAGAACTAGAAGTTCTTGTTCATGATAAGTCAAACACTACAAGTGATTCGTTTACCATAAATCTTGGAGATACAGATTGCCCATCTAATTTTTCTATGAATCTTCTCTCTGATTACTTAAAAATTATCTCAGGTGACTATACTGTAGATTTGAGTTCAAAGAGAGTTGCAAGATTTACACATAACAATCTTGGTGTTGTTTATTGGATCGCACTAGAAACGGATTCTACTTTTGATGAATGAAATGGAAACAACAAAAGATCAATTCCTATTTGTTGAGAAATATAGACCCCAGAAAATCAAAGAATGTATTTTACCAGAAAGACTGAAAGAACCATTTGAAAAAATGGTTCTTTCTGGTGAACTACAAAATCTTTTACTTTCTGGTGGTCCTGGTTGTGGGAAAACAACCGTGGCGAAAGCTCTCTGCAATGAGATGAAAGCTGATCATATAATCATAAATTGTTCTGAAGATGGAAACATAGACACACTTAGAACAAAGATAAGAAATTTTGCCAGCACTATTTCTTTATCAGGTTCTAAGAAAGTTGTAATACTTGATGAATTTGACTACTCAAATCCGAATAGTATGCAACCTGCCCTTCGTGGTTTTATGGAAGAATTTTCCAAGAATTGTAGATTTATTTTAACATGTAACTACAAGAACAAGGTCATATCGCCTCTACACTCGAGGTGTACTGTTATTGATTTTACGTTTAGTAAGCAAGATAAACCAGAATTATGCAATCAGTTTTTTGAAAGATGTAAATTTATTCTTGAAAATGAAGAAATACCATATGATGAAAAGTCTTTGGCGAAATTTATAGTAAAATATTTTCCTGATTTTAGGAGAATATTGAATGAATTACAGAGACAATCTTTAACAGGAAGTATAAACGAATCTATTCTATCGAATGCTATAAACGATAAAATTAATTCTCTTTTTTCTTCTATGAAAAAGAAGGATTTTAGTGCAGTGAGAACGTGGATTTCTCAAAATTCTGATAACGATTCTGTTCTCATTTTTAGAGGAATTTTTGATCTTCTAAACGAAAAATTAGAAGAGTCTTCTATTCCAACAGCAATACTGATATTGGCAGAATATCAATATAAAGCAGCATTTGTTGCAGATCCTGAAATCAATATATCAGCATGTTTAGTTCATATGATGATGGAAGTTAATTTCAAATGAATGTTTTTTCTTTTATAGATTCTATAACTTATAGTAAAAAAAATCTATTAGAAGAAGATTTTTCTTCTGAAAAGGAATATATTCCTTATTTGGTAAATAAGCATTTATCCTTGTTCCCTGATACTATTTTTTATTCGAATAATATGAATAAATACGGTTTTTTATCCAAAAAATATCAGTATGATTATCTAAGATTTTCTATCAGAAAGAGAAAAAGATACACAAAATGGCCCAAAAAGGAAAAAAACACAGAGATAGATTGTGTGTCAGAATACTATGATTGTTCTAAAAGAAAAGCCAAAGAGTATGTATCGATATTATCCAAGGATAAATTGGATAAAATATGCTCTATTTTGGAAGGCAAAAAAGGATAAAATATAAATAATGTGAAAATAACATAATAATATAAGGGAAAGTAGGTTATGAATAATAAAATAACACCAGATGATCTTCTGGAAGTGACCTTTGACGATCAAGAGAATTTTCTTAAGATTAAAGAAACATTAACTAGAATAGGAATTTCATCTAAAAAAGAAAATAATTTATACCAATCTTGTCATATTTTGCACAAAAAAGGTAAATACTATATTGTTCATTTCAAAGAAATGTTTCTTTTAGATGGATTAGAATCCGAATTTAGTGAAAATGATATAGGAAGAAGAAACAAAATAGCACAATTATTAGAAGAATGGAATCTTTTAGAAATAGTTAATCCTATAAAAGAATCAGATCCAGTAGCATCTATTAATCAAATTAAAATAGTACCACACAAAGAGAAAAAAGATTGGAATTTAATCTGTAAATATCATATAGGAAGAAAGGGATGAACGCAGGAACTTTTGACATATATGTGGATAAGCAATCTGAATTTTATGTGGAATTCGAATATGTTGATTCTAATGATATTCCTATAGAAATAACAGATTTAGTTTCATTTGAGGTTCGAAGATCATCTGTTATTAATAAAAATTTGTTTTCTGTGTATAGTGACGGTTCAGTATCAGAAGATGATGAATTTTATGATGGAACCGATTATATTGTGGGGAATATAACAGTAGATAATAATAAAATAACAACTACAATCAATACTGATATAATATCTAAAATATACCCAAATCAATATTTTTATTATTTAAAATTAAACAACACAAATCAAACAAAAACATTACTAAAAGGAAAGTTTGTAACAGACACACCATGAATAAGATAAAAATAAAAATATTTCATACAAATGAAATAAAAGTAAATAGAAATAAAAAAAATAACATTATTATAAAAAACTTAGGATTAAAACAATATGTTGTTTTTACTCCCTGACTTTTTTTTGTTATAAATATAATAGAATAAGAAAATAAGGGGAAAATATGGGCTATAATATACCAGATATTCTATATTCTAAAATTAGAATAAAAAGATCTTTGGTTGCTGGGGAAGTACCTAGTTCTTTAGAATTAGGTGAATTGGCAATAAATATTAAAGATAAAAAAATATGGGTTGGTAATGAACAAAATACAGCAATTGAACTAGCAGAAAAGGATTTTTACACAGCCGGAAATAATATCTATATTGATATAGATAAAAAAATAAATTTTGACCCTCAACCAGGAAGCATACCTATTTCTTCTTTGGAAGGTAAATCAAATGGATATTTGCGATATTTTAATGGAAATTGGATTTTTCAAGAACTTGATTCGGGAATAGGTGTATCTGGCTTTGTTGATGGTAATCTTTTATTTAGTTGTATAGGTGCAATAAGTCCTGATGGTTCTTATCAGATAGTAGGAGGAGATGCAAGTACATTAGGGTATTGTAGTACAAATTCTGATTTAGGTAGTACTTTTTTTGAGGGATATGGTATTGGTATTTCTGCTAATAATGAAATATCAATAGATACAACAATATTCACAGATTTCCCTACTTCTATATTACCAACAGCAGATTTAAGTTATGATTTAGGGTCTTCTTCTTTTAGATGGAATAATGTTTTTTGTGATAATTTAGATGCAGGGGATATAAACCTTTCTAACGAAAACACATCCGGAAATTCTATAGACGGAACAACAGGAAATTGGACGATTCAAGAAGGTGAAAATGACCTATTTCTTATAAATAACAAGAACGGTAAAACCTATAAATTTACTTTAACGGAAATCTTATAGATTATAAATAATACTAAAGAATTATTGTAATATAAGGAAAGTAATAATGGCTACAAAGATTAAAATTAAGCACTCAAATACAGGAACAAACACACCAGGTACTCTTGAATCTGGTGAACTCGCAGTTAATACTGTTGATAAAAAAATGTGGATCGGTAACGGATCAGACGCAGTTGTTCTTATAGGACCAAGATTATCAGCAATAGAAGGATTAGCATCAGTTCCTGAAGGTGGGTTTTTAGTAGGCGATTCTAATGGTGAATTTGTTATAGAAAGTGAAGGAACAGCAAGAACCTCTTTAGGTCTTGGTGCTCTTGCAACAGAGAATGATGTAAATCTAGCATCATCAGAAGTTACTGGTACTCTTACAGTAGATCATGGCGGTACGGGTGTTGATAGTTTTGATGCTGATGCAATAATAAAAGGAGGAGGCAGCAGCAACCCTTTAGTTGGATCTGGTGTTACTATTGATTCTAATAACAAATTAAATCTTACTACAGGGGGTGTTGCTTTTAGTAAGTATGGCTCAGGCTCAGATCCGACTTCTGCATATGGTACAGGAACTATGTTTTATTCCAGTACAGGAGCATTGAAATTTTCTCCAGACGGGACCAATTTAAGAACA